CTGACCACCAACCCCAAAATCATAGGGGCGCGGTTGACGCAGGAGCAATTCAAAGAATGGCGCAAACTGGGTGGCGGCCTGTGGCTGCGAAAGTTTTTGATTGAGAGTGCTGAGAAAAGGAAAAAGCAATGACACAAGATGAAATTGTTGAGATGGTAAAAAAGGCTGGCTGGTCTGGCATTTATTCATCATGGACAAGCCCAACTAATCGCACTAGTTTGACAGTGCCTGTGACGATGCAACAGATTGAAGCCTTTACTAACCTTGTAGCCGCCAAGGAAAGAGAAGCGTGTGCAAAGATTGTTGAAGATTCACCATCTTATGACTGGCACAAATTTGCTTGTGAAGCCGCCGCCGCCATCAGAGCAAGGGGACAAGCATGACACAAGATGAAATCATTGAGATAGCAAGAGAGGCTGGCTTTGTGGTGACGCACATTGGCGACCCGATTGGAACAAACTACACCATGATAGAAGCCTTTGCCAACCTTGTAGCAGAAAAAGCAGTTCGTGAGTCATCTGCTGAGTACAGGCTTGGGTGGAATGACGGACAAATTGCAGAGCGTGAGGCGTGTGCAAAGCTGGTTGATGAAGAAGCACTTGATGCCTATACTTTTGACGACTCCCTTGCGAGAGCAACTGAAGGTTACGCAAGATTAATCAGAGCCAGAGGAGAACAAGCATGACACAAGAAGCATTACGCATGGCGCTTGAGGCGTTGTTACACGCCTACCACGAGGACGAAGCACATCCAAGAACCTTGGAAGCCATCACCGCCATTAAAGAAGCCTTGGCACAAGAGCAAGAGCCTGTGGCGCAACCAGCAAGTGAAGAAGATATGAAGATATACAAAACTATTGCCGCCAACTATCACAAAGACTTGTCCACCCCACCACAGCGCACAGAGCAAGAGCCTGTGATTGGCAAATGGAGTTTGCGTGAAGTGTATTTTGATGAAGATGGAGAGCCAATAAGCCACAGAAGCCCACCACAGCGCACATGGGTAGGGCTGACGGATGAGGAGATTGCACAGGGCTGGAAAGAATCTTGGGTAACTGAACAGGCGTGGCAGTCAGCAGTGTGGTGGGCAGAAGACAAACTCAAGCAAAAGAATCATGTGGCGCAAGAGACAAATTAAAAGACTGGAGCAAGAAGATGAGCCGTACCAAAGAGATGTCCGACAAGAGCGTGCCGATGGCGGGTCTGAACCTAGACTTCAGCGAGTCGCCCGTGATCTACGACTTCATCCAGAGCAAGAACTTTGTGCAAGGGATCATGGGGCCGGTGGGGTCGGGCAAGAGCTACGGGTGTGCAGCCAAGATCTTCATCAAGGCTGTGCAGCAAAAGGCCAGCCCGATTGACAACGTCAGGTATTCACGATGGGCCATTGTCAGAAACAGCTACCCCATGCTGAAGACGACAACCATCAAGACATGGCTGGATCTCTTCCCTGAGTCAACCTTTGGCCCCATGCTGTGGACACCGCCCATCACCCACCACATCCGGCTGCCTGCCCGTGAGGGTGCCGCTGGAATTGACTGCGAGGTGATATTCCTTGCCCTTGATCAACCCAAAGATGTCAGGAAGCTGCTGTCATTGGAGCTGACAGGTGCTTGGGTGAACGAGGCGCGTGAGCTGCCCAAGGCTGTCATTGATGGCTTGACCCACCGGGTTGGCCGATACCCCACCAAGCGCGATGGTGGCGCTACATGGCATGGGATTTGGATGGATACCAACCCCATGGATGATGACCATTGGTGGCACCGCATGGCCGAGAAGGAGAAGATGACTGGCCAGTACGCTTGGAAGTTCTTCAAGCAGCCCGGCGGCGTGGTGCCCGTGGACGTTGAAGACCTGCCTGAGAACCCAGAGGCCAATGACCACATCTTTGCGTCGGGCAAGTGGTGGAAAGTCAACCCCAAGGCCGAGAATATCCACAACCTGCCAGCTGGCTACTACCAGCAAATGCTGCTTGGCAAGAATTTGGACTGGATCCGCTGCTATGCCGGTGGCGAATACACCTATGTCCAAGAAGGCAGGCCTGTTTGGCCAGAGTACGAGGACAGCACTATGTCCGGCGACACCGAGATTGAGCCCAATGTGCCCATACAGGTGGGGCTTGACTTCGGATTGACCCCTGCAGCCACCATTGGCCAGCGCTTACCCAACGGTCGGTGGCTGATCCACCAAGAAATTGTGACCTTTGACATGGGCTTGGAGCGCTTTGGCCACCAGCTGCTGGCTGAACTGAACCAGCGCTACCCAAACCATCAAGTTTTGGTGTGGGGCGACCCTGCTGGCATGGCCAGAGAAACCATTTATGAGACAACTGCCTTTGATCACTTGAAAACCTTGGGGCTGCGAGCTCAACCCACGGCCAGCAACGACTTCAAGGTGCGAAGAGAGGCCTCTGCCGCGCCCATGCAGCGGCTGATTCAAGGCAAGCCGGGGCTCATTGTCAACCGCGAGTGCAAGCTGCTGCGCAAAGCGCTGGCCGGTGGCTATCACTTCAAGCGGGTGGCGGTCGGCGCTGGCCAAGAGCGCTTTCGGGACGCGCCAAACAAGAACGAGCACTCACACATTGGTGATTCCTTTGGCTACCTGATGCTTGGCGGCGGCGAATACAACCGCATGACCCGCACCCACCAGCTCGGTGGTCGACCCATGGGCCAGTCCAGCGCCAGCACTGACTTTGATGTGTTTGCATGAGAGATATCGCCACGATATACAGCCATTGCCCCTTGTACAAAGCCCATTAGAATCGTTTGCATATGATTGAAGTTGATTTGGGTGTGGTGCATCACTTTTCTGATGGCTTGTATGCCAAGGAGATGCTGTTGCCAGCAAAGCATTTTGCGGTCAGCCATGCGCATGCCTACGATCATTTGAGTATTTTGGCCAAGGGCGATGTGACGGTGGAGGTTGAGGGAGTGAGAACCGAATACAAGGCACCTGCCTGTATAAACATTCTTGCTGGCCAGCATCACACGATCACAGCGCATGAAGACAGTGTTTGGTTCTGTATCCACGCGACACAAGAAACAGATGCAAACAAGATTGATGAAGTTCTGATTGGAGGTTAACTATGCCGTTTTATATTGCTGGCGCTATTCTTTTGAGTTCTGCTTATACCGCCAACGAGGCGCGTAAATCACGCCAAGAAGCTGAGCGCGAACAACGCAGCATGCTTGCACAGCAGGCCTCTGACCAAGCAGCCATGCGACTTGAGCTGAGCAAACAGACTGCCGAGTATGCAAAGCAAGGCGCGTCCCTTGAGCAACAAGCCAACATCGCTCGCGAGCAGTTTGCAACATCGCAACAAAACTACCAGACCAACAAGCTGGAGATGGAGCGCAAGGCCAAGGAAGTGCAGGCCGCAGCCGATGAGGAGCGCCGCAAAGCTGCAGCTGCCGAGGCATCCGCGCTCAGAGCTCGCACCCGTGGTGGCCGCAGATCTCTGCTCTCAGGCGAGCGCATGGATGCCGAGCTTGGTCTGGGCATGGATCTCGGCAGCGCAGGCATGAGGATCCAGTAATGGCCACACTGCCCCAGTTCAAACAACGCCAGATCGCCCGGCGCAGCACATCTGACATTGACCGCTTGGCCAAGCAGTACAAAGCCAACATTGACGCGCTGACTGGCCAGTACCAAACCGCATTCACTGGCTACCAAGCGGGCGTGGCCGAGAAGATGAGGCCCTTTGAAGAGCAGATGGCCACATACAAAGAGTCGCTGCTGCCAGCCTATGAAACACAAAAAGCTGCCTACCAAAAGAAGCTGGATGAGTACACCGCTACGCTGGCCGAGCTAGAAAAGAATCCTGTCATTGAGCGCACAGCAATTAAAGAAACCAAGAAACCACGTTACGGGTTGTTTGGCCTTGCTGGCTATGAAACCAAGCGCGAGCCCTACACCTACTACGAGCCAAAGCCAATTCCCACGTTCACCGAAAAAGCACCTGCACTGCCAACTGCGCCAGTTGCGCCAGAGGTGGAGAAGTTTGACGAAGGCGAGTTCGGCACCAAGCGTGCTGCAGCAGAGAGCGAGTTCAAGCGAGAGGTGGGCGAGCGCAAGGCCGCAAGGCGCGGTGCCGTTTCCCGCAAGATAACCAGACCAATGTTAAGAGGAGCTGAATGATGCCCGGACACTACGACATGAAAGCAGACAAGATGAAAGACAAGGTCGCCAAGACCATGCGCGAATACAAGGCTGGCAAGCTCAAGAGCTCAAGTGGCGACAAGGTCACAAGCCAAAAGCAAGCCGTGGCCATCGCCATGTCCAAGGCTGGCATGAGTAAGGACAAAAAATGAAAGAAGTCTGGGACAAGCCCCGGCCAAAAGATCTTGGCAAGCCAAAGGAGATGTCGTCAGCTGAGAAGCGCAACGCCATGCGCCGCGCTGCCAAGGCTGGCCGACCTTATCCCAACTTGGTTGACAACATGGCTGCGGCGCGAGAAAAGAAGTGAGCAAGTACAAGGATCCAGAGGGTGGCCTGACCGAAGCCGGTCGGCGCAAGTTTGAGAGCTCTGGTGAAAGCGGCAACCTGCAGCCGGGTGTCAAAGACAAGAGCCCAGTTGGCCAAGCACTGCGTCGTAAAGGATCGTTCCTGACCCGTTTCTACACCAACCCAAGCGGCCCACTGGTGGATGACAAGGGCGAGCCCACCCGGCTGGCGCTGGCAGCCAATGCGTGGGGTGAGCCGGTGCCGCGCACAGCTGGCGCAGCTGCAAGGCTGGCAGCCAAAGGCCGCAACATGTTGGAGAAGTACGAATTGCAAAAGGATTGATGATGGAATACGACAAGAACACACCCGGCGGCATGCGCCTGACACCAGAGCAGATCTTGAAACGGCAGGTTGCTGCCCAAGCCAAGAAGGATGAATTCCAGCAGCTGTACCAAGATGCGTACGAATTTGCCCTGCCACAGCGCCAGCTCTACGGTGTG